CTTCTGGATTTGTATTAGCACCAGCATACTCTCCCATCAGACCTAGAGTTGGTCCACTAACAATACCTCCATTTCCAAAGGCTGGTATAGCCTTATCAAATAAAGCACCTACAGCAGTTCCAGCACCAGCAGCGATAGCAACATTAAATGGAAATGGTATAGTAGCAATTATCTTAGCTATCTGTGATGCTATAGCTTGACCAATAGCAGCTTTTATAACATCTCTAGCTGAATTTAATGCAGCCTTACCAATGTCAGCAAATGTTGTTTCAGCACTAACTTTCATAGAATTAAAAGAACTTGAAAAAACATTAGCAGTTTGCAAAATAGCGTTTTGCATTTTATTAAAATTTTCAACTACTTTAGCAGTATCAAATCCCATTTCTTCTAGTTCTTCTTCTTCTCCTATATCTAAATCTATATCAGTTAATACTCCAAAAGTTTTAGATGCATCAGCTAAATTTGCATCAGCAATAGCATCAGCAATATTATTTACTCTAGTTTCTAAAGCTAATAACTCTTTAAAAGTTAAACTTCTAACTTCATTCTTATAGTCCTTAAATCCTTTTATTGAATCTTCTAGTGATTTTATTTGATTATCATTAGCTTCAATAGTTTTTTCTATAGACTTTATATAATCTTTATCTATTTTATTTGATAGCTTATGAGTATCAATTAAATTTTGTAGATTTTTATTTTCATTTTCTAAAGTTTTTATACTTTCTTTTGCTGCGTTTATTTTATCTAAATCTTTTTCAGCAGATGTTTTTGTTGCCTCGTTTAATTCTGTAACAAGTTTCTCTTGAGTAGAAAGCTCTTTATTAGTATCTTCAGTAGATTTTTTCATATCTTCTTGAGAAGAATTGAACTCTTTAGATTCTAAACCAAAAGCAACTAAAGCAGCAGTAGCTAAACTTAATATAGTTAGAAATGCTCCTATTGGACTTCTAACAAGTGCAGCCGATAGTAATCTTATAGAATTAGCTATTGCTCCAATACTTATAGCTAATTGTCCTAGTATAAAAATTAACGGACCAATTATTAAAGCATACTTAGAAAATTCTACTATATTTTTCTTTTGTGTATCAGTTAAATTAGATAGCCTATCAGCTAAACCTTGTAGAGAGTTTTTAAAAGGCTCTATATTTTCTAGTACTATTTTACCAAATTCTTCAGCTACATCTCCTAATTGATTTTTAAGCTGTGTAAGTGGTCCTAGACCTTCCTTTGCTATTGCTTCAGCTTGACCACCAAATGCAGTAGATAAGGCGTTAACTGCACTTTCTAATCTGTCTTGACTACCTACAGCACCACTTATAGCAATACCATAACGACTCAATGCGTTAGTGCTAGAGCCAACTGACTTAGCAACCAATTTAGCAGCATCTGTTAATTTAATACCTTGTGCAGCAGCAAAGTCTTGAATCAATGGAGTTAGCTTTAATATAGCTTTTTCATTTAATCCTAACTGTGCTAAAAAAGATTGTGCCTCTATAGTAGCCTCATCTCCAAACAAAGTAACTTTTTGTAATTCTTTTGCTTGGTTTACAAGTTTAGAGTATGCTTCAGCATTACCACCTAGAGCAGTTCTTAGTTTTGTTTCAGCTTTTACTTGGTCATCAAAAGCCTTAACACTAGCTGCACCAAAAGCAAGAATAGGAAGCGTTAAATTACGAGTTAAATTTTGACCAGTCCTTTTTAAATTACGTCCAAACTTTTTCATAGTTGAGGATGCTTTCCTCAAACCAGACATAAATTGCTTATCATTTAATGATAATTTTACGCTAAGAGTTTTCTGTGCCATTGTCTTTATTTAGCAATTCGTATTTCTTTTTAATATATTCTGCCCTTTTCTTTTGTTTCTCGATGTCGGTTTTAACTTTCTTTTTCTCCCAATCAAACTTCATCAGCTTCTGTGGAGTTAGGTTTTGTCCTTTCTTAGTATGTGGCTGTAAATTAACACAAGCCAACCATCGCACTCTCTCCCATTCCCATTGCTGTTCTTTCTCTATTCTATCGTTTACGCCTTTCTGCATACACAGAAACTCGTGGAAAGTTAAACTCCAGAAGTCTTTAGGTAGTAATCCGAAGCCATAACCTATAGCTTCTAGCTCATCCCAAGTTACTTCTTTTTCTTCGCCACTTTCTTCGTGGCTTTGTCGTTTCCCTCCGTTTCAAATTTAGCAGAGAATTGATTAGAGAATATCTCTAGCACTTTATTTAGTGCGTCAAAATCTTCGTCTAACAAGTCTGCGACATCATCAACATTTAAAGAACATTCTTGACCACTCACTCTAGAGCCGTCTTTTATTCCGTTTAGGATTAGATAACAAGCATCGTCTAAGCTCATTCCCTCTCCTAGCTTATCTAAGTCAGCTAAACTTCTTCCAGTATCTTTACAGAATAACCTAAGGGAGTTTATCCCAAAACGTACACTATAATCTTTACCGTTTATTATAACTACTTCGTACATATCTTTATTGGTTTTAAATTATGTCAGTTGGAGCAGAGCCGAAGCCCATACCCCAACCAACAAAGAAATTATTAAATATCATTCTGAGTCAATGACCCACTTCCATCTATCGAGCAACTGTACGTGGGGGCATCTTCTGTACCACCACTAACCTCTAGAGATGTAATAAAACCAGAGCCAGTATAAGTATAGTCTCCAGTAGCTGGAGATGATAAACCGAATGTAAATGTTACAGCAGTTCTACCAAACATTTGGTCAAATAACTCATCTACCTCAGTATCTCCAGCAACACCAGCGAAGTCCATAAGACCATCAGCCGAAAGACTGAAAGACTTTTGACCACCTAGTAAGTCTCTGAAACCAGCAGAGTCTTTAGTTGAGATGTCTATAGTATCTACATTCATTGAAAGTGAAACATTCTGAGAATGCATCAATTTCGCTTCCGTTCCTCCATCACTAGGAGAAACTTTTAGGATTAAATCCGTTCCGTTAAAAATTGCCATTTTCTTTTAATTTTAAATTTATAATTAGCTAATATCTAAATCTTCAGAAGTTTCCTTCTTCTTAGACTTTTTCTTTGTTGTATCTATTGCATCATTGAACTTTAAAAAGTTTCTTACAACACGACCAACCTCGTAAGATTCGCCTTCTTTGTATTCTACTCCTCTACATTCAATGTCTTTTTTTATCTTTACTTTATACATATCTATCTATTTATGTTGAATCTGTAATCTTGTGCTATACCATATAAACCAATAGAACCAGCACTATCATCGTATAGCTCGTTCTGGTCTTGGTAAAATATCTTATCTACTACTACACCACTATAAGTACCACTAACGTAGTCTAAAGCTGTTCTCACGTGACCAGCTAGAGTTGTCATATCAGCGTAGCTATTATGATAAATGCTTATCTGTACTCTAACATAGTCGTACTCACTTACTCCGTTCTTAGTGTTGTTAGGCTCATCTCCAAACATCTGATAAGTTATATAAGGTAACTTAACGTCAGTAGGGAAATTGTAACGACTAGGAAAGATTCTCAAGTTGCCACTTGTAGTAACTAAAGGAGCAACATTTGAGTCGTTGCTTAAAATATTATATATTACTTTTCCTATCTCCATTACTTTATTCTTTTGTCAATGAGTTTTTTTATTTCTCCTATTACACCGTTTATAGCTGTATTACCTTTACTAGCAGCAGCTTTATCTAACATTCTTAGTCCAGGTATTCCTCTAAATCCATACTCTAAAAAGTAAAAGTAAAATCCAGACTTCTCTTTACTAGCAAATGATTTTTTAACTCTTGGTCCTACATATACTGTCGGTGGTTTGCCTTTTACGTTCTTACCATTTATAACAGCTAAAGACTTTTTAAGTTGTTTAGATTCAACTGGTACAATAGATTTAAGCTCTTGTAGAATAGGCTTAGCAGCTTTACGCATACCTTGCCTCAATAGTGTTTTGTTTTTACTATCAGACATATTAAGTTTCTCTAAGTCCTTAATTAAAGACTTAAGCTCTCTCTCATCAATAGTAGCTGTGACAAAACCAGCGTGACCACCTTGATTACCTCTTAATATTTTACTTGTTCCTATTGCCATTATTGCTCTGGAAAAGGGTTAATACCGTTATCTATTAATATGTTTATCCAATCTATTTCCTTAGTATATAAGTCTACATTGTCCCACTTAGTCTCTAAGCATTGATAGGTTTCTAGCACTCCATACGATACTATCGCATCACTATCGTTCCATACGATGTAGTAACTCTTTACCTCTGGGTAGCATATTTCTGTTAATCTTAAACTCATTACGTTGTTAGTTGTGTTAGTTCGCTATCACTTAAAGCCTCATTAAATACTGCAAGTGCTTTGACTTTACCGTAGAAAGGGGCAGTTCCTAAAGGACTATTAAATTGTAGTTCTGTAAGAGTATTTTCCGCAAATGTTGTGCCAAAATTATCAGTATGTAATCTTTCCCCATTAGCCCAAAACGAAAAATCATTTTGTTTATACTTAATTGCTACCTTTGCAAATTCAGAAGATGAAGCAGATGAGTAATAAATGGCTTGATGAGAACCTCCTACCGTTACGTTAAAAATAAAATTTCCGTTGTTTTCGTTTAAACTAATCTGTATTCTATTGTTATCGTTATTTAAGCCATCTGAAATACTTATGCCTCTAAAATAACCACTTTCATCTAAAGCACTTATCTCTGCATATAACACACCCTCTGTTGAGTTTATTAAGTCAGCACTACCAGCACCAGTTGCAGTCTCTGTAGCTCTTGTCTCTGTGCTACCATATGTTGGTATTATACTCGTTGGATAAGAGCCATTTTCTAACTGTGAATACTGTACATATATATTACCACTTGATACAAAACTACCACTAGAATCAGCAACATAAATTCTTGCATCCGTTATGTTGTCTGTGCCTGTTATTGAGATTCTATACCAACCATCATTAATCGCTTCTACGTTTGAACTTGCTATTCCCGATGAACTAACTAAAGTTCCGTTAGATAAATTAAAAAAAGCTCTTGGATTTGAACTACCTGAAAAACGAATAAAAATACCATCTTGCGTACCTGCTTTAGCATATACACTATATGTGTTTTCTCCGTTAGTACTAACTGATATTGTTACATTTGCAAGAGTATCAGTAGCATTAAATAGCCAAGCATCAGTAGTGTTATAAATTCCATTCTGTCCACTTGTCAAATCTAAATTAGTAGCTATCCAAGTTGTGTCAAATTGATTATATTGCGTTATTTCATTAGTCCTTTGAGGCTCTAACAATATATGACCATTATCTCCATTACTATCATAGCTTATTCTTGGCACTCCAGTAGCTACATTAGAAACTAATCCACTAGAGTTAATTCTTGTAGCAGTTGAAGTTCTAGCAAAGTCAAAGTCCTCATAAGGCTCGTCTATTGGTGCTACGTTGTAAAGCGTTCCAGCCTTGTAACCAGTAGGAGTTAAGATAATACTTGCTTTATTTAATAGTCCGTCTGCCATTAGCTTATGTCGTTTAATGTTTGTAAGAATGCTTGGCTGTCTGTAGTGTTTTCTACTACTCCTCCAGCAGCTACTACTCTTGTTGTTAGTATGCTTATGTAATCGGCTGGAGATGGGTCAAAGATACCACCATCAACAATAGTCCAACCATCGTCCTCTATTAAGCTAAATCTTGAAGCATAAGCTGACTCTGTAAATTGTGAGCCTCCGAAGTTTATACTTAATCCACTATTTACAAATTGGTTAGCC